ATTTGGATTCTCAGGATGAGCATTATGGTGTGGGTGGTTCCATAATGAAACTAAATTAACATAATAAGAACGGGTTGCATTCCATGTTAAACCTATCCCAGTACTTGGTAATGAAATTAAAAATACAATTTCATTTATAAGTGGGTAGTTCTTTGTATTAGGATATAAAGGATATGCTACTGAGTAGTTACCAGATGTGGCATTTTGTGGATTATTTACTGATTGGAATTCTATAGCACCTAATGAATTCCACTCGCCTAATTCTTTAAATCTTGGGTGGTCTTTAGTAAGTACTATACTTTTAACACGAACTGGAGTAATTTGATTCCCTAAAGCAGATATCATCTGAGCCAAGTCAGATGGCTGTTGTGGGTTTTGAGTCTTATTAAAAGATGGAAATCCGTACTGAGTAGCCATGATTATTTATCGTTGAATTTTTCTATCTCAGCCAGTAACTGTGCTTTTTCTTCTTCTGAAATACCAAGACCTCCGTCTTCCGATGTATTATTTATGGCACGTTGCACAATGGTAGCCATTTTAATTAGTTGCTCGTCGTTCTTAACACTTATTTCTAAGTATTCCTTAATTAACGGAACTATTAAAGTGGCATCACCTATGTCGTTTATAAGAGGTTTTAACTCAGATATAAGCGCAGATATTTGTTTTTCTTTCTTTTTTTGGTTGTCATATATTTCTTCTAATACATCACTGAATTTCTTCTTACCAAAAATTATGGTATCTAATGAACTCATACATTTTACTTTTGGTTATAAATATAACACCTAAAAGTTTGTATAGCCGTGTTCTAAATAAAATATATACTTTTTCTTAAATATATCATATAACTCATCAGCCACTTTAGTGATTTTAGATGTTTTTACGTCAATCATCTCACGAATGTATATATAAAGTGCTTTCTTATTAAACACGTCTAAACTATCACGTTTACGGAATAACTCTAAAATGGCGTCGGCTATTTGGGCTTCTAGTTCCTTAGGGAACAATTCAAATATATTAGTCGTACAATACTCAACATACTCATCTATAAATCTAGATAAATTACTATCAGCCACTGTTGGTTTAACGTCATCTAACTGGTATGAAAATTTCTCATCCTCCTCAATAGAAGACACTGGAGATGTATCTACACGCTTCTTATAATTGGTCTGGTTAGATAATATTAGGTAACGTTTTGCTATAGTCCCAAAATAAGAGAATGCCTTAGTACCCTTGGATTGATCATATAAATGTAATTTACTGAGTAAGAATGTAATTACCTCATGTTGTAAATCTTCTATATTATCTACTTCAGTATAATAAAATTTGAACGTGTGAATTATATTTTCCGTTAACTTAAAAAAAGCGTGGTGTATCTTTTCATTATATAATCTATTACGTTCCTCCATATTATTACTAGAAACATACGCTACAATAGCGTCCTCTGTTTCTTGAGTAAAGTATACATTGGAAGATTTCTTCTTCCTCTTCTTAACCTCTAATTCCATTTATTGTATATTCTTAATATTAAAAGAGTCTAATACTTCTTGTATTGACTTCAACTGTTCAAAGAAAAATCCAACTTCGTCATCACTCTCAAACGTTCCCTTAGTGTCTATTTCCTTAACACGTTTACTAGAATGCCCTATAATATCAGATAATTTATTTAAATAAGTCATATATCCGCCTAATATCCTAGTTTGACTTTCTAACATATCTTCTAACTTCTCATTTTTACGTAATAGGTTATAAGTTGTATACCCTAAAATTAATATAAGCGCGAATAAAACCACTATTAGTGTAATCATATATTATCTAGTAAGTTTTTTAAGCCCTCGGATTTTACGCTTCCTAAAGCCTGTTTTGGTTGTTTTATTTTCTTTGTTCGACCCCAATGTAACATTCTTCTTTGGCTTCTCCACGTTCCCTTTAAACTTAGGTAACCATTCAATCTCAAATTCAATCCTAGCAGCCATTAAATCAGCCTGATGTAAGATATAAGGTAAAGATGTTCTTGGTTTTTGCTCTGGCATAAACGCAATTAAGTATTTCTTATTTGCTTCATCATATAAACCATCGTGGGTTTGTATAGCTAACATTTCGTTAAACGTATACTTAATATCATGAGCCTGGAGCATATATAATCCTCTATCTGGCACTGAAGAAAATGCTAGGCGGTCATTAAACATATAATCTTCTCCTAATTTATCCTTACGCCATTGGTCCGTCTGAGGAATATAAGATTCATATTGCTCATCCCCCATTTTACCTAGATCGTGATTTATGGCTGAAAATATTAGTTCCTCCATAGTATAAGTAGAGTCATCGACTCCCATTTCAACCCACACCTTATTTAATTTAATTGCACAATCTACCACACGTAATACATGATCTATATATCCTCCAGGGAAAGCACTGTGGTATTCTTTCTTATGTGCTGCTGGCATAAGCATAAGACGTTCCGAATATTTCTCATAAAACGCTTTTAACTCAGACCTACGAGGTTCTGAGATATAAGTGTCTATACGTTTCATTAATATACTCCAGTTATCCTGGATTTGCTCTGCTGTTAAACTCATAACTTATTAGTTTTATTAGATGGATGTATTTAATTCATTCCCAGTTCTAGGCTCATATTCAATGTAGGATTTAATTTCCTCAACTAACTGTTTCATATGTTCAGTTACCTCTAGGAACTCACTAACGTCTCCACCTCGTTTTAAAACGAAGTCTAATTTAGTCAAACCAGATTCTAATTTCTCTAGTTTAGCTCTAACGATTTCTC